TATCAAGTAGAGATTTACTATCCTGATTTAACATCTACTGGGTATTGCAATAAGATGTTGTCTTACAGATACGATCTTAAAGTATGGAATCCTCCTAAGACAATTAATAACTCTGCTATGGCAGTAGAAGCTCCTGTGTATTCTGGTGGCACAACAGGTGGAACATTTAACCTATCATCTAGATGCGTTGTCTATGCACCTAATACAGGCGCAGGAGGCTTACAACTTGTTCAGACAGGTCAAGGTACATCTTTTTCAGGAAATGCCATATCGACTCTATTTCAAAGAGATAACATGACATTGTTAGATCCTGAAGGTAATCCTATTTCCTATCCACATAAATTGTATGTACATAGGTTATTTCCTGAAGTTAGTACAACAAATCCATCTGTTAACCCTGTAATAAGCATTACTTTGGGTGGATCAAGTTCTGTTGGTCAAACTCCTGTATTTGGAGAGACTGAAACAGTTTTTGTCATTACTGATAATCCTTGGGTTACTACGCAACAAAATGATGTAAGAACAGTTGCGCTTAAAGTCGCTTCTAATGATGCAACAAGTATATGGAATATGACTGCTATGACATTCTTATCTACGATTGTTGAGGATGCATTCTAATGACTTACTTTGTTCAGCCAAACTCATCTTCGCAAGATTTGGCGGGAGCAATCAACTACATCCTTGCAAATCTTAATACCAACTTTAATCCTAATTTTGGTACAGGAATAGTTAACTCAACCAATACTACTGCTACTGCAACCAATGGCCAAACTACTGCATATCTTTATAGATATCTAGATATTGCTTATGCAGATAATGGTTCTGGGTCTTCTAACTTTTCATCAACTCCATTATCAACAAATAGTTTTTATGGATTGAGAAATACAAATACTAATGTTTATTCAACCAATCCTGCTGATTACGTTTGGTATCAAATAAATGGTACTTTTTCAGGAGGTAATCTTCTTTGGTATCAAACATTTGGTGGATTGCAAATAAATCTGTTGGTTGCTACATCTCAGCCAACTCCTGCATATCAAAATCCAATAACTGCTACTCCTATTGATTTAACTCAAGTTTCTACTGCAACAAATTTGCAGGGTAGAAGTGCTTATGCATTAACTTCCACAAGTTTGGCAGGAACTCCAACAACTTTTACAACCACAGGAAATGCAACATTTCCTCCAGATAATACTTGGGGTGGAAGTGAGCATTGGGTTGCAACTCCTCCTTCTTACCTTGCAGGTCAAAATGTCTATCAAATAGATGGAATATTTAATCCTGCAAATAATTTAACACTTTGGGGTGCTCCTTATTTGGCAACCCTGAAAGTAGGTAATTTAAGCGCAATAAACGCAAACCTTGGAACCATTACTGCGGGTACATTAAATGCAGTAACAGTTAACTCATCTACGATAAATTCTACAACTCTTAATACAACAACATTAAATTCTGCGACTATAAATAGTGGAAGTATCAACATTGCTAGTAAATTTACAGTAGATACTTCTGGAAATGTACAGATATTAAGCGGAACTTCAGGTGCAAGACTATTAATACAAAACAATGTAATTAAGGTTTATGATTCTTCAGGAACTCTTAGGGTTCAACTTGGAGATTTATCAGCATGAGTTTTGGTCTCAACGTCTGGAAATCTAATGGGACAACAAAGATTGTTGGTCCTACGGATTCTGGTGGACGTTGTTTTGTTGGAATTATTACTAGATCACCTGAAACCCCTGGAACTACGACAACTTATACATATCCTAATGTATCTGATGGATCTTATTTAAGGGTTTATCAATGTGGTGCAGGGGCGCATACTTGGTATACAGGTACATCTTCAGGTCAAGCAACTGTAACTCTTGTAGCAACAAACAAAGCAGGATCTACTTATTACACACCTAGTGCTACTACTTTATTTGTATTTTCAGTAATCTCTAACAATCCTTTGTTTGGGTTAAATATGTTGACTGATTCTGGTCAAAAGTCAATATCTAATATATTTCCTGCGGCAGAATTCTTGGGTAAGATTTCCATGAACCCAACCCCAGTAAGCACAACTTCGGTTACTGGATATACGCAATACCAATTTTCTAGTAATAACTTTTACTATGGAGCAAATAGAAATAAAATTATTTTATGGAATTTACCAAGCACTACGCAAGATGTTTGGTTTACTGGAGATTCTTTCTTTTTCCCAACTGCCTCTTATTTTGTAGTTAACTGTTCTATATTTGTTGCATCTGGAGCTAGTTATACATTGCCAGAGGCTTTTGCTTTTTCTGTGGATAATTTGCAAAACTCATCCAATGGATTTGGCTTAAGAATGTTTGATGGTTCTGGAACATTGATGTTTGATTCAGGTTTAGATCATATGGCTATAACTGGATTTGAAACAACTTTATCTTATCCTTTAACAACAGGAAGTGTTAATACTTACACAATGAGTACTTTTTCAGGCATACAACCTGTATTTTTGGTTCCTCAATATATTAGAGAGCAATGGTCAAGAATTGGCATTACTACTCAATCCCAAGGATATCAATATACGGGAGTTGTACAAAGAAATGGCACAACACTTCAATCTGAATTAATCAGAACTGCAAGTTGGATTGAGGATTTTGTAATTACAGGAAGTTATGCGTATGGCAATAGTGGTTCATTAACTGAAGTTGTTGTTAATGGAAATCTATATGGTGCTATTAATTTTTAAAGGTTAACTATGGGACAACAAACACAAATGTCAGGAGGTAAAACATCTTCTGCTTTACCAGGACAAGATGCAAACCCTACAGGAACACCTGTAGGAGTTGCGCCACAAGGTAAGGGTGGTAGCCAACAAGGTCAACTTATGCAACCTAGTCAACCTGGTCAAGCGGTTAACACAGTTTCATCTGGACAACCTATAATGGGACAACCGAACAATTACATGAATACAGTAGGCAATAGTACTCAACCAGTATTCAATAACCAAGCATATCAGCCAAAACAAACTGGCAAAGGGAAGGGTTAATCATGGGTGGAGGAAAGTCATCAGGTAGTCAATCAACTCAGGCTCAACTAACACCTGAGCAAATACAAACTATTAACTTACAGAACCAGTTTCTGCAAAGTTATTTACCTACGCTTTCTGGAGTTACACAAGGCGCAGGTCAGGCATATCAAGGTCAAGCAGGGCAGGTTAATCAAGCTGCACAAAATGCTATAAATACTGCTAATACCGCAGGTAATATACAAGGCAATGTTGGTGCTAATGCTTTACAACAAGGTACACAAGGGTTAAGTAATTTATTTAGTCCGCAATATGAACAAGAGCAAGTTCAAGGTGCATTAGCTCCTGCCGAACAAGCGGCACAAAGAGCCAATGTAGCACAACAAGCAGGATTTGCAGGGGCAGGTGAACTTGGGTCTGCTAGAGATGCTTTGGCAGCTCAACAAACGCAAAACATTAATCAACAAACTCTTGGATCTATTGCAGCACAAACTGAGGCAGGGATTACTGCGGGTAGAGCAAGTGCAGGACAATCTTTGCTTAATGCGGGTACTGCAAACTTAGGAGCAGCACCTGGAACTATTGGATCTACTGTTGGATATGCTTCTGCACCATTGAGTAACTTTGGTCAATATGCAAGTTTGTTATTTGGTGCTCCTCAACAAACTCCAAACTATGCAGGTACTCAAGGTCAAACTTCTACTGGGTCTTCTAAAGGCTTTGGTATACAGAAAGGTTAATCATGAACTTTTTACCTGCAATACCGCAAATTACACAACAAAACCAAGGAACTGGTTATGGAAATTGGCAACAATATGCGGGATACAATAGCAACAATCCTTTTGGCGGTTCTGGCGGTATTGCTCCTAAAACTACTCGTAATATTGGTGTTCCTGCTCCTGTAGAAGATAAATCTACTAATCCGAATAGTGAAACAACACCGCAACAAGATAATAATTACTCAATTGCACCCAATCAAACTATGGGTGCTTCTCCTTCTACTTCTATGGGAATGAGTTTGACCCCTAAAAACAATATCAGCAATGATATTTATTCCGCTTTTGGAGTTTCAAAATGACAGTTGATTATTCTTTAATGGGTGGAATACCTGAAAAAACAGAAGGCATACAAAATCCTTTACAACAGAATAATACTGCTACTCCTGTTAGTGGATGGGAAGATCCTCCTTTAATTAAAGAATTAAATAAGCAATCTTTAGATACGCATACCGCAACACATGGACCAACTGTTAATGCAATCATGAAAGTTGCATCACCTGATGCTACTGGTGAAGACAGAATAAATGCATCTAAAGCATTGGCTAATGCAAATTTTAATACTCCAAGTTCAGATCAAACACATTGGGGAGAATTAATTAAGGGAATTATTTCAGCAGATCCTAAGTTAGTGCATGATGCTTGGAATGGTGGTGCAGATCGCAGAGAAGAAGGTATTGATGGTCTTGGAAGAAAATTCTATAAAGTATTTAACCAACGTGGTGAATTCCGTAGAAATGAAGATATTAATTTCAAGCCATTAAGCCCAGAAGAAGAAAAAGTAATTGGAGGAATATCTAGTAAATCAGATATGACTCAACAACAAGGCGCAATGTATAAAGCAATGGGTGCTAATTACATAGACATTGCCAAAACTCAATCTATTTTATATAACGATTTACAAAAAAATGTAGTTCCTTTGGCTAAAAATTCACCAACCATTGTGACTGCTGCACAAAGAAACAGAAAAATTGCACCACAACTTTATTCTGCAAGTGTAGACCCTGCAACAAGAGCTTACATAACTGGTATAGATACCATTGGTAGTGGGGACACTAGAGCAATAGAAAACTCTGCTAAGGCAATGATTTCTCATGCAAATGGTTTAGATAAAACAGAAAACGTCAACAGGTCTATTGATAATTCTGGTGGTATCAATTTTGGTTTGCAATACAAAGAAGGTACTGGATGGGTTGATGGAAATGGCAAAATACAAACTGAAAAAGATATCCAAGACAGAGCTAATCAATTAGCTAAAAGCCAAAACAGTACTGCAAGCATTACCGCTAGAAAGGATGATTTAGCATCCAAAGCGCAAATCATTGCTGCAAAAACTGGTTTAAATTTAGATTTAATTAATGAATATCTAAACAACAACTACCAAATAGCATTAGCCAAAAAAGAAATTGAAGACAATGGTGGAGTGCCTGGCATTAAACCTAATCTTCCTCATTCAGTAATGGATAGTTTCCAAGCTGGACATATTAAATCTATACAAGATGAAACGTATGGAAAAATAGCGGATATGTATGCTAACTTTATTGCAGAAAAAAAGAAAACATTACGTCCTGGACAAGTTCCAGATGTTACTCAATGGGTATTAGAATTTAATAGTAATCCTGAAATCCAAAGATTGAAAATGGAAAATGCCGATGAAGCCAACAGAATTCATCAAAACACACCCAACAAGATTCAAGCTACTGATGTAAGCAAGATCAGTCCTGCATTAGTTTCAACTGCAAGAGCAACAACTCCAAATATAACTGAAGCAGAGGTAACTACTCCTGAGTTAAATAAAACAGTAACTAAGGCTACAGAAAAAAAATCTAACAAGCCTAGTTTAAATGACATACTAAAGGTGAAGTAAATGGCAGAAGATACAGGTTATGGACCAGCAGATGTAGATCCAATGCATCAAAGTATTGCTACTGCTTTGACTTTTGGATATCGTCCTGATGAAATACTTGAAAAGTTAAAATCAAGTAATGATCCTATGCATCAAGAATGGTACAAAAAATATTCCGAAAGAAATAAAGAAGAAGAAAAAGCTCCTGTTGTACTTGTTAAAGAATCAATTAACAATCCTCCTAGCAATGTATCTACTCCATTGTTAAGTAAATTACACAATTTATCCAATACGGATTTGGCATTAGGTTTGGGTGCGATTACATTAGGAACAGCTGGGGTAGCTGCGGCTAATCAAGTTGCAAAAAATGCAGTAAGTAGATTTTTTCCTTCTGAAAGCGAAAAACAATACGCAGAACAAAACAGGATTCAACAGGAAAAATTAAATAAAGGCATAGGAATTAAAGCTGCAAGTGATTTAGAGCATCAACAAAAAATAAGAGAAAATGAATTAGCAATTGCTCAAGAGAAGTTAAATAGAGAAAAACTTAAAACACAACAGTTGCAATCTAAAGCAGGAGTTGCTCCAACTGTTCCTGCAACTAATGTTGCGCCTCCTACAACAACTGCACCTGTTACTTTACCTAATGCACAAGCTCCAACCCCTGTAGCAACTACGTCAACTCCTCAAGAGATGGCTAACTTTGCCACGGGTGTAAATCCACAAAAACAAACATCTTTAAATGGAAGTCCTGCGCCTTTTGCAGTTCCTCCACAAATTAATTCTTCTAGCAATCCTACAGGATCTATTAATGTTGGAGCTATGCCTGAAGGTGGAGCACCTGCACCTTTCGCTTCTATTCCTCCTAGTCCTTCTCAGCAAGCATTAAAAGCAGAAATAACTCCTCCCACTAATAATAATCCAACATCTCCTATTGCTACTACTGAACCTAATCCAGTTGTAAGTGGAGAGGGTACATCACCATTACATAATCCTGCGGGACAAGGGTTAACTCAAGTTGAAGCTACAAGTGCTAGTGCTACACCTAATGCAGCATTTCCTGCTGAAACAAATACGACAAAAGAGTCAGGTAATTTAACTAATCCTGCCGAAAACCCTACACAAGGTGGTGTTGAGCAAATTAAAAAAGAAGTAGCACCTGAAAAAGAATTTAAATCATCTACAAGAATAAGAATGTCTAAAGATGATGAAGAAAGAATAAAAGCAATTAAGGAAGCGGGTATTGCTCCAACTCATCAATTAACCAGGGAAGAAATTGCAAATCAACAAATGCACCCTGAAATGAAAAAGATTGTTGAAGAAGGAAATGTAAAAATTGAATCTAATCCAGAGCTTAAATCTGAAATAGAAAAATTAAAAGCTGGACATAAAATACCAAATGGATTTGTTTGGATTCCTGATATGGGGTCTGGGGATATACATTTTATAAATACACATGGATTTGAAAAATATAGACAATTTAAAAAAGAAGAGATGGGTGGAAAACCAATTGGTGAATATGCTTTAAATCCTAAAGATAAAAATTACAACCCTGATTTAAGAGAAAAAATAAAGAAATGGTCAGAGCGTAATTATCCAACATCTAATATTGCAGGTGTTTCTGAAATGACTGGTGAGCAAAAAGGTAAAGCAGCACCTGAAGAAACTAATTTTTTCAGCAAAATGGGTAAGCTAAAACCTGTAGCAAAAACAATTGCAGGAGTTGGTGGAGTAATGATGGCATTAACTGAATTGGCTCAAGCAAGAGAAGAAGCTAAACATGGTAATCCTAATTCTGCAATTGGAAGGGTAGCTAAAGTTGCTACTGGATTTGCTCCTTTAGCAACATATACCAATGAAACAAATTCAAATGAACAAGAGGCTATGAATAAAATTCGTAGTCAACAAAAACCAATTAAAGGAGCGGTAGTTCCGAAATAACATGGAAAACATAACCCACGAACAAATATACGAAAGGTTGGTTTCTTTAGAAGCCAAGGTTGATGACATTGATATCAATACCAAAGGTATGGTGGAAGCCTTTAATAACGTCCAAGGGGCGTTTAAAGTCCTTGGATGGATAGCCAATGTAGCCAAGCCTATTATTATTGTTGTAGGGTTCTTTACTGCGTTGACTGCATTTATACAGTTCTGGAAGAAATAATGGAACCGATTACTGCCTGTCTAGCAGTACTCTCTGCGGTTAAGCAGGGTGTTGCTATGTACAAAGAGTTTAAGAATACAGGCAAAGAGGCTTTTGGGGTTATGCAGGAGATATCTCAAGGGTTGGGATCATTCTTTGAGCATAGTGAAAAAGCCCATAAAGAATTAAAAGAAAGAGAAAAAAACCCTCCCAAGGGTAAATCTATTCAAACTCAAGCCTTAGAAAATGTACTTGCTAGAAAGCAATTACAACAGGCAGAATACGATCTCAGGCAAACTTTAATCTATGAAACACCTAAAGAGTTGGGTGCTATGTGGGATGAGTTTCAGGCAGAGCGTAGTAAGTTATTAGCTGACAAAGCTAAGTTTGATATTGCTCAAAAAAAAAGGATATCAAGGATGCTAGAGACAGGCAAAAACAACTTGATGTCTTGCATTACAGAATTGCTATCGGTACGTCAATCGTTGCAGTACTGTTAACTATATTTGGTTTAATGTTTTACATCAGGCAAGACTATTTAACCAGAAGAGAAGATGAAGGTTGGTATATAGAGTTTAAAAAAAACTTTATGAATGATGGTAAAGAAGTTGAGTGTTACAAAATGTTTAGGCAAACTGGGTATCTACCAAGATACTGTAATTAGGAGTTAATATGGATTGGTTAAAAACTATTGCACCTACTATTGCCACAGCCATTGGAGGACCTTTAGGTGGTCTAGCCTATGAAGCAATTTCAAAAGTCTTGGGTATATCTCAAGATGATGCCAAAAAGATGCTTGATGATGGCAAACTCACTGCTGATCAGATAGCAAGTGTTCAGCAGGCAGAGATAGCTCTCAAGGCAAAGGCACAAGAATTGGGTTTAGATTTCGAGCAACTGGCAGTCCAAGACAGAAAGTCAGCCAGGGAAATGCAAACAAATACTCACTCATTTATTCCTCCAGCCTTGGCTATTATGGTCACATTAGGGTTTTTTGGTATCTTGGTAGGATTGATGATGGAAACATTCAAGACATCAGATGCATTACTACTTATGTTAGGTAGTCTTGGCACAGCCTGGACTGCTATCATGTCTTTTTACTTTGGTAGCTCTGCAGGTTCACAAGCCAAGGATGCAATGCTACATAAATCATCACCATTGGAGGAAAAATGATTAATTCTAGAGATTTAAATGAACTACTTCCTGTGGTTAAAAGTAAAGCTGAAGCCTTTATTGAAACCTGTAAGCAAAATGATATTGATCTATTGGTTACAAGCACTTATAGAGATATTGAGTCGCAAAATGAACTCTATGCTCAAGGACGCACTAAAGATGGAAAGATTGTCACTAATGCTAAAGGTGGTGAATCTTTTCACAATTATCGTTGTGCTCTGGATGTCGTACCGCTTGTCTCTGGGAAACCCGACTGGGATGGATCTCACCCAGTTTGGAAAAAAATAGCAGAGATAGGAGAAAGTATTGGGCTTGAATGGGCAGGAAATTGGAAAGGTAGTTTTCGTGAAATGGCTCATTTCCAATTTACTGGCGGTCTTACTATTGCAGATTTAAAGTCTGGCAAAGAGATTTCTTAAGGAATTTATATACAAGCTCTATTTCTTCTAAAGAAGCATCTGATTTTATTACATTTGCTCTTTTTGAAATAACTTGTACATTTCCTTTAATATAACCAAAATTGTTATTAATTCTGTCTAATGATGGTGAGTTATATTGTCCTCCTTTTTTTTCTGCGGTTTCTAGTTTAATATTTAATATTGGACAAAATTCTGGTATTTCTATATCTGTAACATCTAAATTAAATTCTAAATTTTTTTTTAAAGCTCTAGCCCTACATCTGCTTAACATTGTTTTAATATAAGAAATACCTAAATTTTTATTTCTTTCTTTTAAAGAATTTCTTGCCATTATTTTTCTTCGTTCAGCATTTTCTGGTTTTTTCCAATATTGCTTTTCATATTCTTTTCTAGTTAAGCCAGAATGTTTTTTTTCTGCATTAAATTTATTTGCACATTGTCGAGAACAAAAATGGTTTTCTCTTTTTTTGTACCAAGCAAATGGCTCTGATCTTTCTTTGTTTTTACAAAAATCGCATTTGAATGTAATATTGGGCATATAAGTGTGTTGTATTGTGTATTGAAAATGTTATTATATGATATAAACAATTCAATAACTTTTTAACAATTACTTATAAAAGCAGGTAAAAAGATAGAGGGTTAGTAGATTAACCTGCCCTCTGCCAGGTGCTAAAAGGATCTATACCGCATCAAAATTTCAGGGGGTGAGGTACAGGACCAAGCCTTTCTCATCTACCAGGATAGTTGCTTGGCGCAATTATGATCCCCCTATGATTCGCAAAGAAATATTAAAACTAACCAAGATATTAACGTAAAAACTGCACCTCCAATCATACAGAGTGCTGCAAATATTAAAGAATCTATAAGCATATTATTCTCCTGGTAGGGTAGACACGGGGCAGGAGTCCAATCAAAATCCCCATGCCTACCCAAAACTAATTAAAATGGCACATCGGAGTCATCTTCTGGGATTTCTCTGCGTGTAGATTGTTGTATGTCACGATCCTTTGGTGTTAATGATAAGCTAAAGAATTTCTTTTTATCTTTTTTGCTTTCTTTGATCCAGGCACTTAACCAGTACTCTGTACCATTTACATTAATCTGACCCTTGTATACGGGATCTGTTTCTTTTTTAGCATTGTCGTTTTTAAACAATGTACCTTTGTTCGTGTTGTCAAATGCTTTGTATTCACTCATTTTAAAGATTCTCCATGTTTCTTAATTGCTGACCTTGTTGTACTAGTTAACTTCTTCCAAAGAAATGTTTTCTCTTCGTCATCTGTCACTTTTAAATACTCTTTGTATGCACCCACTATATCGCCCTGTGAGACGATATCTTCAATACCTATGGCAATGTCTGTCAATTTGTTTTCAGAGTCCTCATCAAGCTCTATAACGCTATCGGTGGGGGTCTGACGTTTAACGGGGGTCTGTCCAGTTGTAGCATCTAATACATCATGCTCAACAATCTCAAGTGCAGCAACCCACAAATATCTTCTTTGATAGGTTTCTACTGCACCAATGTTTTGCACTTCATGGCATCCTTTAAGTGCAGCAGATCCCATTGGTGAACTAATGACAATAGTATGCTCACCAGGAGCATCTATGTTTACTATTGTCATAGTTGCATATTCTTTTTCAAAAGATATATTGGCGCACAAACCTACTTCATCAAAGATATTTAAAGCAGGAATAAGAAAATCTCCAAGCTCAAAGTATTGATACCCTGCAAACTTATTTAACCCCGACTTCTTCAGTTTCTGTTGATGAAACTTGCTCCTCGCTAGATTCAATTTCTGATATGTGTTCATTTGTTTTATTCCTAATCTTATAAATTATTTGTTGGTTAACTACTTCATATTCATAAACAGTATCACAAGTGTCACATCTCATGATACCTTTGTACATAATGCGATACAAATTTTCGGACTTAAGAGACTTTGTGTGTCTCCTAATTCCACAATACTTCTTTGCCTCACCGCACTCTTCACGCATAGCGATCAAACTCTGTTGATACTATCTTACGTTGGGTGTCTCTATCAAATTCTCTAAATCCAATAAAGTGCTTATGACCACAACAAACTTCATTGGTTGTCTGAACTTCTAGACAATGTTCACAATAATGTAATCCGTAGAATTCTTTCAAATTCTTAGCTATAAAATCTTCGTAGTCTTGCTTTAATTTCATTTTGGATCTCCTTAAAATAGTTTACTAATCTCTTTCTAAATGACCATTTATATGGTCCTTCTGTTTCAATTTTCATATTGCTTTCATTACCCTTTGATTACGACCTGAGAATCCTGGTCGTTTCTCTCCTGTATCCACTATTAAACCTTTCTTTATCAAAGGTCTATAGCGGGGAGTAATAGAACTTGCTCTGTATTCAGCCAACATATGCTCTACGTCCTGACTAATGCACCCCTGTGGAAAACTCCTAATCGTGTCCAGAACGATTTGTTCTAGCTTTGTAGGATCTACTGACTGTGCAGCTTCTTTTGATGTCTCAGGGTCTGTAGCACGGGATAAACCCCTGTTAACCATTTGTCCTAAATCTTCAAAGAATTGATTAAATGTTTTCATTGCTCTACTCCCAATGATTCTAAAAACTCTTCCCAGTAATCTCCACGTTCCATTAGCTTAATGAGAACATTGCCATTGCATACTGTTTGACGATCCATGATGAATTCTGCATACTGTTCACTAAATGACAGATCATCTAATTGTTGATTACTTAACTTCATTTTGGAACTCCTTCTGTTGTCTAATCCAGATTATTAAATCTGCTATATCTTCAAACTTATGTTTAGTACTTTCAGCAATCATGTCTAGTACAAATTGCTTGCCGTCTGCAAAACCCTGTTTATATGCATCTAATTCGTCTACTAATGCCATGTTATTCCCCATCATATTCATTGCGTGATGCCTGGATCTTGGCCCATACCAATTGCTCGATCTCATCTAAGTTGTCATCATTAAGGACTGGTATTATGTCAATGCCGTTGTAAACAACTTCATCGATTTCAATGTACTCATCAAAGTCAGGCTCATACTTCAAGCCTAAGTTATCTGTTGACCCTACTTGACCACCATCATAGGTAAAGTAAACCTCTACATTTGCGCTGTTATAGAACACAGTTAACATACTCATTTGGAACTCCTTAAAAGTTAATCAACCACTTGTTGATGTAAGAAGTTTACTATATTGGTTAACTAAATCAATAGTATGTTGTATTATTTTCAAACAATAAACCCTAATAGGGTAAACCCTAATAGATAACCTTGGTTTAGTAATATGGTATAGTAAATCTTTTAGGAGAAATAGATGACAAAGAAAATAGACAATATCAGTATTGAAGAGTTAGAGAAGAGAGCAGGTTCTATGTATAAAGTAGCAAAGATATTAGGGTTATCTGTTGTTGCTGCTTATAAATGGAAAAAGAAAAACAAAGTACCTGCACAAAGAATTAAATCTTTAATGTTACTTAAACCTGAATGGTTTGAACCAATTGAAGAAAAAGTTGAAGATAAAGTAGAAATACCTGCTTAATCGTATATACTAAAAGCGTTGTCGTGGAAAACAACTGTTTAGAGCCTCTTAAAGCTAATTTCTGCTTTACCAAATACTCGGTAGTTGTATTCGGTAAGGTTTCCACCAGGAATTAGCCTTAAGAGGCTTTTTCTTTGGTGAAACGATAACCGCTTTATCTGTGGGACGTAACCGCAGGGATAAAGGGATAGATGTACTGTGGGGAAGATGCTGAGAAACATCAAGGGGTGGCGAAGATAGTGCCCTAGCATCGAACGACTGTCGGGTTCTGTGGCTCCGAAAAGCAGAATGGAAGGAAAGACGAACTTTGTCTAGGAAAGGCTAGGTTCGTCCACCAAAAAGCATAGTTATATATATATTAAGGAGTTTAGATATGGTTAATAAAGATGAAGATATTCAAATTAAGTTAAATTCTTTGAAGGGTTGTGTTGATGAGCTTTATGAAAAGTTTGATCAAATTAATGATGAGTTAAAAAGATTAAATGAAGATTTAAAAGCAACAAATATTAAATTAAAAAATATGTTGAGTTGCATGAATCTTACAGATAACAAAGTTCTTAGTACAGAAAGTTATTTTGGTGTGCTAACACAAAGATTAGATGACCTAGAGAACCGCAGAAGATTTGAAGAAAACAAAAGAGAAAAACAAATTCACAAAATAAAAATAATTATTCAATTTACTTTAATTGCCATATCTATTTTTGCTATTGGTTACTGTTGTGGGGTGCTTCAATGGAAATGAAAGTTATAGAAAGGTTGTTTATTAGATTTGAAGAGAAAGGGTTTGATACTAAAAATTTAAATAAAGAAGAGTGGAGAGTAGAGTTATCTACATTCAAAGATAGATTAGATTTTATAAAGTTTGGATTAAATAATTTGAAAGGTGAATTGCCTAATGCTAATACCTTTGCAAAGATGTGCTCACCTATTTACAAAGAATCAAAAGAACAAACATTCTATGATGGTAAACAATGGGCTAGAGATATATTAAAAAAGGTAGAGCAAGGAATCCAAGTAAGACCTATATGTTTAACCTTTGCTAAAGAAGCATTGAGGATCAAAGATGATATTTGAGGAAGAGATGGAAAAGTTGGAATGGAAATACGCAGAATTAGCTATTAAACCAGGGTGGATTGAATACATTAGATTTGCCGTGAGTCAGAAACAAAAAGAAAGTAAACTATTTGCTGGGATGGGTGAAAGAGTTAAACTAAAAATTGAAAGATTAAAGAATGAACAAGCAAATGGCAATCAAAACATTGAGAGATCACCTGAGTGAGAGCAGTACACATAAATGGAAGTTAATAGAGAAAGCAATAGATATCCTAGAAGAACAAGATGCTATTGATGTTGAATTTGACAAACAGTATTACAAAAGATTAGAAGATTTTAAATTTCAAATGGAAGGTGTTTTTAATGACTTTCATTGTCCACTTTAGAGTTGATATAAACCCTGTTGCAAAGGGTAGACCAAGATATGCCAAAAGAGGTAACTTTGTATCTACTTACACTCCTACTAAAACCAGGGTTTACGAAGAAATAATCAAAGATCATGCAGTTCTAGCAATGGGTAGCTCTGAGCCTTTAGAAAGCCCTGTAAGAGTAAATTTAGAGTTTGGTATGCCAATACCTAAGAGTACTCCTAAAAAGCTATTAGAAGGCTATTTAAATGGATCTGTAAAGCATACAAAGAAACCTGATGTTGATAATCTTGCTAAAGCAATATTAGATGCAATGAATGAGGTGGTGTATTTAGACGACAATCAAATAATTAGGTTAACTATGTGTAAAAAGTATAGTAAACTAGGTTATATAGAAGTTACTGTACAAGAAGATTTGGAGTAGAAGTTGTATGACTAAAGACGAAATTATTGAGATAGCTAAAGAGCATTTTTATTCCATTGAATACGATGACGGTGTCGTGCATGAGTTCTATGAGTTTTCATTTGAAGAACTTGTAGACTTTGCCAAACTGATAGCAGAAAAAGAACGTGAGGAATGTGCAAAGATATGTGAAGAACTGCGTGATAACTGGTTTCGTGGACTTGGTCGATACGAATTTATGGGCGAAGGTGCTGATTATTGTGTTGACGCAATCAGAGAAAGGAAACAAGAATGACTGACACAATTTTTCATTCACCGCCTAAGCCAAATATGAAGTTTCGATTTGGTAAAGATAGCAACATAACTTTTCACAGTTATATACCAAAACCGCCTAATGCTTTTCAAAGATGGTTGCTGAAAACATTGTTGGGTATTTATATGGAGTTGATATGACTAAAGAAATAATGAAACAAACTCTTGAGGCGATAAAAAGAAGCGATAGTTTTTTAAACAATTGGCATGAAAACTATTCAGACGATGAAGCTGACCATTACTCAACAGTTAGATTGCTTAATCAAAACGCTATCAAAGCTTTAGAAGAAGCACTAAAGCAAGAACAAAGTGAGCCTGTGGCATGGTGCGACCCAAAAGAAGTATGGCAATTAAAAAATGGCAGGGGATATTTTATAGTCATGCCCGAGAAAAATCGTGTTTATTCCAAGCCTCTTTACGAATATCCACAACCAAAGATTGATGTATGAACCTTAGCCAAGGCAAATTAGCGGATGGTCTTATTGACGAAATGCTAGAACTAATTCACAAGTACGATGAAACGCTTTACATGGCAACAGTTATTGGATGCGTGGAGTTAGTAAGGCAACAGTTAATTATTGATGCAATGGAAGAAGATGATGACTAAAGAAGTAAAACAAGAGCAAGGTGAGCCTGTGGCTTATTTCAATCCGCAAGAAGGCGGTTTTCATTGGGCAAAGCCAACAAAAGTTGTAGCACCAATTACAGTCGATGTTGAGTTATTGCCTCTTTACACCACACCACAAGAATGCGATGAATGTGGAGTTGGCGGTGGTTATGCGTTGTATTGCTTATCATGTGCTGAAAAGTTTGTAGGTAATAAAGAATGGGTAGGTTTGACTGAGGAAGAGTTAATAGTTATAAAAGGAAAAACTTGTCCTGAAATTGATTGGAGCGCAAGGCATGGAGTTCCGTTAAATAACGGGGAACAAAACGCTTGGTTGTCTACTTGGTTTATGGCTTTTGCTAAAGAAACAGAAGCTAAATTAAAAGAGAAAAATGCGCTTTGAAAAAGGTCATAAATTAGCAAAAGGAGGTAAACGTCCTGGCTCAGGCAGACCTCCAAAGGATGATTTACGAAGGGTATATATAACCCTTAACCCTTTGCAGAAAAGATTACTGTATGAGATTACGCAAGAAGTGAGACCCCAGCAAGCAATTCAAAAATATTTGAATATGCACTTATGATAGAAACGATTAGAAATGGAAGTAGGAAGTTTTACAGGTGTTCAACCTGTTCAACATTGTTTAATGAACTAGGAGAGACTTATGAGCATTCATGCAGACCTGATATCAAAATCGACAACAGGAAACAAAAGTATCAAGGTGAGCCAGACGGATTTCGAGCAACACCTAAGAAACCTATCAAACGATCTTATAACCTCGAAAGAGTTACTGAAAGGGTTGTTAGAGTCGATGGATTCTAGAGATCCTAGAAGATTGGTTAACTTTATTCAATTAACTAAAACCTTTTTGGAGAAATAATGAGCAAAGGATCTGGTCGCAGACCAAGTGAAGTTGATTTAGAAATATTTAATAAGAACTGGGAGAACATCTTTGGACGAAACAATACAAACAATAGATCCACACAAAGCAATAGCTTACATAATGGAGAATGCAACCGCTTACTCGATAGCCAAGGGGAGCAGAATCGAGTCGGAACACTTACTGAAGACAGTAAAAGCAATCTTAATGAACGAAGAGTCGGGAAGCGTAGCATCAAAGGAAGCCTACGCACTCAGCCATGATACTTATATTGAAAAGATAGAAGAAATCAAGAAATACACTATTGAAGAAGAGTATTTAAAGATGATGCTGGATGCTGCCAAGGCTAGGATAGAGGTTTGGAAGGTTCAAGAGTATAGTAAACGTGCAGAGATGAAGGCAGGACTTTGATATGCCAAGACCTAAATCCGAAATAACTAAGCAATCAACATTAACTATTAGACTCACTAACAAACAAAAAGAATTTGTAAATGACATGGGAGGTTCAAAATGGTTAAGAAACTATATAGACAGACAAATAAGATCAGAAGAGATTCAATTAGGAATTAGTTCATGTACAGAGACCCAGACCTACTCAAACTTGCAGAAAACCAACCCTGTGTACTCCAAGCCCTAGATAATTGTTTAGGTGAATCAGAAACAACAGTTGCAGCACACTCAAATCAATTAACCCATGGAAAAGGCAGGGGACTAAAGGCAGAAGATTGTTATTCAATCTGGGCTTGTATTCGGTGTCATAGTTGGCTAGATCAAGGCAAAGGATCTAAGGTAGAAAAGAATGCTCATTTTGATGATAGGTGGCCTTACCAAGTTTATGAATGGAAGAAAATATATGAAGATCCATTGCAAAAGCCTTGGAAACGTGAAGCAGCAGAAAAGGTACTTAAATATTTAGAGGTGGTGTAAAAAATTGATGGGGGGGTATATTTTTAAGGGG